GTGCTCAACGCCTCGCGGCATCACCGCCCCGGGTCACCGCCGATGGCCGCGGTCATCTGCCCGAGCGTCGGGTGCATCAGCGTCGCGATGGGGCGGTCTGCGAATCGCTCGATGAGGTTACGCCGCAGCCCCGGGAACAGCGTGCCGTACTGCGCCACGAGGACGGGCGTGTTGATCAGCGGGATCGCCATGGTGCCACGCCACGCCTTGCGCCCGGTGGGCTCCACGTCCGCGCCGGGGCGGCGGTACGCGACGTGTTCTACAAGGTCGTTGCCGCCCTCGATGTCGAGGCGCTCGACGGGGAACCGGATTCCGTCATAGGTCGCTTCGGGGAGTGATCGGAGCGCGTCCATCAGCGGCCTCCTGCGGGCCGCGCAGAGGCGGCGTGCGCGGCTTCGTGCGCAGGCACCGTGGCTTGCACCACCATGCCCTGAATCGCCCGCGCGAGGGCGCCAATCGTCTGCGCGCCCATCTCGACAACGGCGCCCGTGGGAGACAGCGCGGCGAGCCCCGCGTTGATGCGCCCGATGGTGTCGGTGCGGCCACCGCCGACGGTGTTGCCCGTGATCGCAGTGCGCGCGGCGCCACCCATCGCAGCGAGCCCGCCCGCGACAGCGCCACCCGCGAGGCCAACGCCACCGACGGCGCCGCCTGACGCTGCGACCTGCGCCGCCTGCGTGCCAGCCACGGCCGCGCCGAGCTGCGTCCCGGCGATGGCAGCGCCGATGCGCGGGAAAAGCGCGCCGCCGAGGATGCCGCCGAGCAGCCCGCCGCCCGACTGCATCGCCGCGCTCGCGATGGGGTTGCGCGTGGCGAAGTTGTCGATGCTGTTGGCGAGGCGCACAGCCGCGTTGGTGTTGTCTGTCAGCGCCTTCGCGCGCGCCTCTTCGTTGCGCCGGATCGTCGCGAGGTCATCGCTCTCGACGGCTGCGCCGCGCGCCGCGATGTCCGCCGCGGTGTAGCCGCCGCTCGACAGCGCGCGAACCGCCTCCGTGCGGGCGCGGCCCGTCTCCGGGTTGGTCGCGCCGAGCGTGGCGAAGAGCAGCCGCACGTTGCTTAGGAGCCCCTGCGCGTTGCCCTGCCCGCCGCCCGCGAAGATGTTGGCTGCGGCGTTGGAGTTGCCGCCCATCGCCTGCGTGACGCGGTCCATGAGCGCAAGCGGAGAGTTCGCGATGTCGCCCCGAAGACGGCGCGCGCCGAGCCGCGACGGGTCGTTTTCGTAGAGCGCGTTCGGCCCCTCGACAAGCGCCATGACCGCCGCCCGTTGCGCCTGCGTTGCTGCATCGGTGCCCGTGAGCGACTGCGCGTAGTTGGTGAGGTTCGCGCGCATCTGATCCTGACGGCGCGGCGTCGAGAGGGCCGTCTGGAATGCGTTGTACGCGTTGCTCACCTGACCCGCGCGGCCACCCGCACCGGCCATGACCTCTTGCACCGCGACGCTCTCACGGAACGCCGCGACGGCGGCTTGCTGCCGCTGCTCGGGCGACACACCCGCGGTGCGCGATGACATCAAGCGCAGTGCGCCAGGGAGGCCCTGCTGGATGATCTGATCCACCTCGACGCTCCCGCGGTCCGCGGCGAACTGCACGTACCGCATGACCTCGTCGAGATTCGTGCCGCTGATGCCTGCGCCGCCGAGGCGACCGCGCGCGGCGAGGAGCTGCCCCGCGTTCGTGCCCGTCGCGTTCGCCTGCCGCACGGTGTCGAGGGCGTCGCTCAGTGCGCGCTCCGGCGTGCGTCCGTTGAGCTCAAGCGCGGAGCCGCGCTGCTGCCCGAGCGAAAGCGCGTTGACCACGTCCTCGTAGCTCATGCCCGTGCGCTCTGAGAACGCCGACACTTGCTGCCGCGCCTGCGTCGAGAACCCGCGGATGCCTGCGCCGCCAAGGGCGTACGTCAGCGTGCGGTTCGCCTCCGCGCGCGTGCGCCGCTCGTCGCGGATCTGCGCGTAGGCCACGCGCCCCACGTTGAGCGCGGCGTCGCCGCCGACGTTGAGCCCGCGGCGCACGCCATACCCGATGTCGCGGCCCGCGCGGGTGCGAGCCTGCGCTACGCGCGCCGCCTCCCGCGCGGACCGACGCTCCGCGGCTTCGCGCGCCCGCGTTTCGCGGTCCGTGACCTGCGTGCGGCGCCGCTCCTCTGCGATGTGCACGAGGGTGCGGTTGCGCTCTGCGGCGATGTAGAGCCGCGTCGCGTTGCCCTGCGTTGCGATCTCCGTGCGGGCCGCGAGCGTCGACGCGCGGGCGCGCTCGTTGGCGGCGCGCAGCGCCGCGTCGGTCTGCATCCTCAGCGCCGTGCGAGAGGTCCGCACGGCTTCGAGCTCCATGCGTTGACGGTGCCGCGCTTCGTCTCGCGCGAGCCGGTCGCGTTGCTGCGACTGCGCGCGTGCATCCGCAGTCATCGCGGCCTGCGCGCTGCGCGCGGTCGAGCGGATGTCGCCCATCGCGCGCGAGACGCTGGACGTGTCGACATCGATGCGGAGTACAGCGCGCGCCATGCTACTCGATCAATCCGAGGTGTCGGAGGATGCCGTCGCCGTGTCGCTCGATGACGGCGTAGGCGACGAGGGTGCGTTCGTCAGCGCTCGCACCCGGTTGACCAGTTCGGTCGCGATGATACGTAGCGAAACGCTGTCGTAGGCGTTCAACCGCGAGGTAGGCGCCATCGCTTTTCCCATCGCGTCGACGAGGTCGCGCACCTCCTCTGCGGTCTTCGCGCTGCTGATCGGCGAGCGCTCCGCGGTCCAATCTAGGTACGCCTCGAAGAGCTGCGTCACCTCGTCGGCTTCGAGCATCTTGCGCAGGTCGTCAGCGTCCTTCGCGACGGGCGCGTTGGCGCTCCCGGGCTCGACAAGCGCGAGCGCGAGCGTGCGGACCTTCACCTCGAAGGCGAGGTGTGATTCGCCGTCCGCGCTCCCGACGATGTAGTCCGCGGAGAACCCGCACTCGGTGGACAGCCAGCGGAACGCCTCGGCGCGAAGGCGCAAGCTCTCGTCCGCCGACAGCGTGCGCAGCCCGAGCGGCACGCCGCGCAGACGACCGCCGCAGCCGTCGAACTCGATCACCTTGACGGCGGCGCCTCGCGCAGACGCGTGAAGCGCCTTGCGCAACGGACTCCATCCGGTCGCGGCGAGAACCTTCGCGTCGAGGTCGTCACTCATGCCTGATTCACCAGCACGCCATGGAAGGTGAAGCTCACGTCGTTGGCCTTGTCGACCGACGTGTCCACCTTGGCATCGCGGATGTCGCCGCGACAGTTGTAGGTGACGTTCGCGATTCTGAAGGCGAGGTTGACCTCAGCCTGCGCGGCCGCGATGGTGACCCACGCTTGCTCCATGCCAGCCTGCGGGATCGCAGAGGTCACGTCGATCTGCACCTTGCGCGGACCCGCGGAGAAGCCCGCGACGCCGAGCAGGAGGGTGCTGACATCCTTGTTGTCGGTCTGTAGGTTCATCGACACCTGCGATGCCTGAAGCACCGGGATGCCGTTGTAGAGAACGAAGCCGGGAGCGGAGTAGATGGCCACGGTGGTCTCCTGTCAGAGCTGGCGGATGTTGCCCGCGATGATGTGCAGACCCGGGATGACCTCGGCCGGGATCTCGCAGTTGAGCCGACCCGACACGTTCGCGTCCTCCACGACCTGCAGAAGCGAGAGGTTCGCCTCCACGTCGCGGAGGATGCCGTCAGACTCCATCTCCGCGAGCCGCTGCGCGATGTGCGACCGCACGATCGACGGGGTCACGACGAGGGCGATGCGCGGCGGGGTGCCGTTCGCGCTGTCGGCGGCGAGCTTGCACCCCGCGAAGGTCGTGGCGAGGTCCGCGCGCAGGAAGTCGGCGACGTAGTCGGGCACGGTCACAGAGGACGTGTCGAGAACGGCGTAGTTCGGCGTCCCGTTGCGAAGGGAGCGCGATGTGATGGACCGCACGACGGTCGCGTAACCCGGGCGCGCCGAGCTCGGCGCGAGCACGGTGAGCCCGTTGTTGAGCGCGCCCTCGATCTCCGTCGAGGTCGGCTGATCCGCGATCACGCGCTGCGCGAGCACGGTGGCGAGTTGCAGCCCGTCGAGGTTCGCGGCGGGGTTGTCGCTCTCGCCAGGGAGCGCGGGAGAGTACACCGCGGCGTCGCCGGCGAGGCGCGCGGCGGCGACCTGCGTGGCGCACTCCCACGCCGGGATCACCGACGCGTGGTGCCACACGACCTGCAGGCGCGATGCGTTCTGTCCCGTGGCGAGCGTGACCGCGTTCGCGTAGGTGTCCACGCTGCCGCACACGCCCTGCTCGAGCTTCTGCACCGTGGGACCGGCGTGCGTGTTGACGTGCGTGACGATGCGCCCGATGTTGGTCGCGTCGATGCACGACCCCACGATGCGGTCGAAGCGCACCGGGTCGATGGCCGTGAGGGCGTTCGCGAAGGTGTCCTGCGTGGCGCCCGCGGCGAGGGTGATCTCACCGCCGAGCGTGGCGGTGTTGCTCCATGCGCCCGTGGTGCCGCCGCCGCTCGCCGTGCTCGCCGTGGTGATGCGCACCTCAGTGCCCGTCGAGGTCACGAAGTAGGCATCGACCACGATGGTGTTGCCGCGCGGGCCGGTGTTCTTCGCGGTGATGGTCGCGACGCCGGTGGCGTTCTGCGCGGTGAAGGGCAGATCCTGCGCGTCGTTGATCGCGTCGGCCACCGCGGCAGCGATGGTCGTCACGGTGTCGCCGCTCGCCACGGGCACGTCGATGACGTTGCCCAGGAGCTTGAGCCGCACTGTGAACGCGCCCGTTGCATTCGTCGCGAAGGTCAGCGTCGCGCTCGCCGCAGTGCCGCCCGCGTCGGCCACGGGGCAGGCGTAGAGCGTGCCTGCGGGCGACTGCGCGAAGAACGATGCCGCCATGCGCGACAGCTCCGAGCCGCGCCCGAAGAGCGTGGCCGCGTCGTCGGGCGACGGCACGAACACGGGCTCCGCGACGGTCGCCGTGCCCGCCGCCACGCTGAAGGCGGGCGACGAGTTGGTGATCGCCGTCGCGATGAGGTTCCCGAGGATGATCGTGCGCTGCGGCGCGTTGCCCGCGCTCGTGCCCGATCCGCCGAGGACGACGTTGAAGTTGACGCCCGGCGTCTTGCGAGACGCGGGCACACCGGCCACCGTGATGGTCATTCGCTCACCTCAGAAACGGCCTTCACGGCCTCGATGTCTCCGCGCGCGACGGCGCGGAGGTAGTAGCTCTCGGCAGGCACGTCGACGCCCGCCTCGATGATCGCGCCCGCCTTGTCGCGACCGACGTAGCGGCCGCGCATCCCGAGGACCGGGAGCATCGCGTCGCCCTTCGCGCGCACTCGAATCGTGTTCATGGTCAGTCCTGCTCCGTGTCCGCGATGAACTGCACCACGGGGTTGTCGGGGTTGTCGCCGTTGATCGTGCCCGTAAGGTTCACGTCGCCGTGGATCGCAGTGAGCGGCTTGCTGCCGTCCGTCGGCGTGACCTGCGGGAGCGCGCGCATCGCCTCGAAGTCGAGCGCGTAGACGTACACCGTGCCGCGGCGGATGAGCGCCTCGCGCACGCCCACCGAACGCAGCCGACGGTCAAACCACGCATCGTCCAGCGGGAGCCCCGACAGCACGCCGAGCACTGCGTCGACGATGCGCAGACCGCCCGGCGCAGTGCTGATGCCGACGGTCCCGTCTTCGATGGCGCGCACGTCTTCGACGGCCGCGTAGACCGTCCAGCGCACGAGCGACCGGTCTTCCGCGTCGCCACCGATGGTGTTGATCGTGCGTGTCGCCTGCTCACCGCCGTACGCAAGGAGCGCGGCGGGGTACTGCGCGCAGGCCTCTGCGATGGTGTTCTCATCGAGCGTGCCAGCGAAGCGGCCCACAAGCGCAAGCGGGCGCTGCGTCGTCGGCCCCGTGGTCTGATCCGTCAGCAGCGCCGACAGCGCCGTGAACAGATCGCTCTCAAGGTCAGCGAGCGAGAGGGTCACAGCACACGCTCCAGCCCGCGCGTCAGAGCCTCATCGACGATGCGCGCGAAGTCTGATTCTCGCGCGAGCCACGCGGGCGCGAGGTACGGATACGCGCGGTTGCGCGACGTGCCCTCTTCGACGAAAGACCCATAGCGGGTGTCGCCGAGCACGTCGACGCGCACCAGCCCGCGAGAGGCGCGGCCCACAACGCGACCCGCTTGCGTGCGCCGCTGCAGGTTGCCCGTGCGGTTGGTGTACGGGTGCACCGCCGCGGCCTGCTCTGCCACGACGCGCGCGCCGTCAAGCGCACCCTCCGCGACCGCGTCGTCGACGCTCGCGAGGATGGCGCCGATGAGCGGCTCAACATCGAGGTAGACGCGGTCGGCCACGATCAGAAGTCCGTTCCGTCGCGGAGGTCCGCGGCGCGCGCGAAGCTGTTGGTGTACACGCCGCCGTCGGTCTGCACGTTGGTCACGCTCGCGCGCGGCCTCGCCGGGACGCCACTCGCGCCGGGCGGGCGCACGTCCTGATCGCGATTCATCGCCTTGAAGAACGCCCGCGCCTCACGCCCGAGGATCGCGTAGTTGCCATCTTCGGTGTAGCTCGCATGGCGGCTCGCGGCGATGGCGCACACGAGGTCAACGCCCTTGCCTACGACGCCAGGGTCGAGGGTGTCCGTCGTCGTGTAGAGCCCGTCGGGGAACGCGGCGCGCGTGATCGTGCGGATCATGCTGTTCGCCTCCGCGATGCACAGGTCGCGAAAGGTCGTGTCCGCGGTCGCGCCGCCGTTCTTCGCGAAGAGCCGCGCGTAGGCTTGCGTCGAGAGGCGTGCGGTCACGTCCGCGGTCGTCACGATGGCGGTCTGTTCGGCCACGTCAGCGCTCCTCGATCTCGCGCCCGATGCGCAGCCCCGACGCAAGCATCGCCTGCGCCGCGCGCTCCGGGATCACCTCACCGACTCGAAAGAAACCGCCCGCGCCCGCGTTGATCTGCACACGGGCCGCGAACACCCGTACGGGCGCCGCAGCGGGCTCCGTGTCGGGGGAAAGGGAATCGCCCTCCCGCGCTGCCACGTCGCCTGCAAGGGGCGGCTCCGTGGCAGCGGCGGGCATCTGCTCTGCGACCGGCGCGGGCGATGCCTCACGAGACGCTGCCAGGGGCGCAACGGCCTCCGGCGCGCGAGACGCGAACGGCTGTCGACGGTCGCGTCGACTCAAGCGACGACGGTGGTGTAGAGGTAACCGACGTTGGACCCGCCGACGATCTCGTCATCGTCGGAGTGCGCGACCTTGATGTACGTGCCGCCCGCGCGGCCCGGCATCCCGTCGTAGAACGTGCTGGTCTCCATCGCGCCGAAGCGGAAGGAGTACCCGAACGTCGCGGTGCGGCGCGGCGAGGGGCGGTCCTCGACGCGGATGAGCGCGCAGCTCTTGCCCCACACGCGCGAGTAGGACGCGGACGCGCCCTCCGCGGCGGTGTTGTAGATCGCGGTGCCCACCACGACGCGGTCGAGGCGGAAGGCGTCCGCGATCATCTGCTCGTCGGGCCGCATCGGCACCGGACCCGAGCGGGTTCCGGCGCGCGAGAGGACGTACTGCAGCAGCTTCGGGTTGGAGCGCAGGGCGTCGTACGCCTCCTCGCCGATGACCATCGTGTTCGGACGCACCAGCGGCGCGCGCAGGGCCGAGTCGATGTTCGCGACGGGGTCCGACGTGGACTGATCCCACTGCGCGGTGCCCGAGAGCGCCTGATGGTTGGCGCCGTAGTTGGCGCTGTTGAACACGACCGTCGCCACCCGCAGCTCGCGCGCGAGGAGCAGGTAGTTGGTGAGGATCTCGGTCACGTCCATGCGCGGCGAAAGCGGCGCGTCGGCGTTGATCTCCTCGTCGGTCGAGATGAAGTCCGTCAGCCCGCGGTCGATGCAGGAGTAGGTCCCCGGCGTGTCGAGCGCGATGGCGGGACGACCGGGCTTGGATTCGGCGCCGACCATGTCCACGGCCGCGACGTTGAACATCGTCTCCGGCTTGAACTTGAAGAACTTGTCGCTCTTCTTCGCCACCGTCACGACGGGCATGGCGAGGTCCGCGATGAACTCGCGGTTGCGGTACATCACCGCGAGGTTCGTGAGCGCGCGGTCGATGTGGACGTTGCCCACGCCGAGTCCGAGCTCGATGCGACGACGCGCCTCACCCGAGAGGCGCTGCGCCCGCGCAGCCTGCGCGAGCTTGAGGATCTGATCGGAGTTCATGTCACGCACCCTGCATGATGAAGATGTTGAGGGCGACGCTCACGCGCTCGCCCGAAGATGCGTCCTCGGTCGCGGTGCCGAGGCACATGAGGTTGACGCCCGCCGAGGGCGCCGCGGGCTTGAGCCCACCGGCGCTGTCGCCGACGGTCACGGTCTGCCCCTGCGTGATGCTCGCCATCGCGATGCCCGGGTAGACCCCGGTGCGCACGATGTCGACCGTCGCGCCGCTCGCCACGGAGCCGCCGCCGTCGACCTTGGCGATGCCGAGCACGCCCGCGGTGGGGTTGTTGCTCGCGACGACCGCGGAGTTGTCGGCAGTGCCGACGACCACGGCCACGCCGTCGGCGATGGTCGCCTCGGCGGTCGCCTGCATGATGAAGCCCGGGTTGCGGAACGACGTAGCCATCACTGCACCTCGACGAGCGTGCGCGACGCCATCATGAGCGCGTCACGGTAGGAGAGGTTGGCGTTGCTCGCCATGAGCTTGCGGGCCTCGCGGTCGGCGCGGTCGGAGTGCGACTCCTCGCCGTCGGCCGCGGGGGCGGTGTCGGTGCCCGAGGTGATGCGCCCACCGAGGAGCGCAGCGCTGCTGGCCGCGGGCTTCGGATAGGCCTTCGAGAACGCGGCGTAATCGGCGCGCGCGAAGCCCTCGAGGGCGACGCGGGCCTTCGACATCGAGGGGTCGGCGCAGAGCGCGGCGACGTGCTCGTCGGCCTCGCGGGCCGAGCGCTCGGTCTCGCGGACCTTGAGCGCCTCGTTCTCGGCGGTGACGACAGCCATGCGGGCGGCGTCGGCCGCGAGCGCGGTGATCTTGGCCTCGACATCCTTGGCGCTCACGTCCGCGCCGAGCCCGAGCTGGCGGCGTGTGGCGAGCGTCTCCTCGGCGCGCGCGAGCACGGCTCGCTGCGCCTCGTCCTCGGTGCCGCTGGCGATGCCGAGCCGCGCGGCGAGGGTCAGAAACTGAATCGTCTGCATGGTGTTTCCCTTGTGGGAGAGAGACGCGGGCGCCTGCCCGCTGGACATCGGCGGCATGGCGCCTGCCGAATCAGAATCCTCCGCGGGCATCGCGGAGAGAGCCTTGCGAAGCGCGGCGATCACGTCGGCCGCGGAGGTCAGCGTCGGGAGCCGCATCGCATCGCGCATGCACCCGATCACGTCGTCGATGTCCACGCCTTCGGGCGGCGCGTCGAGCATCGCGGAGAGCTTGCCGACCTCGCGCATGACCTCCTCCTCGGTGGCGAGCGCGGGGAGCATCAGCACAGAGCGGAGCATCTCGATCACATCGTCGCGGTCATCGAGGTCGCCGTAGTACGAGCTCGCGCGCACGCTGCGCGGGAGGATCGCAGACGCCGCGATGCGCGGGATGTCGACCAGGGCGGGGTTGTTGGTGAGCGAGAAGCTCCAGAGGTAGCTCCCGATCTCCGCGCCGCTCTCCTCGTCCACGCCGTTCTGCACGAGCGTGACGCTTCCGTACGCGAGCTCACCCGTCTCGACGCTCGCGCGCGTGGCGGTGTTGACCCATCGGAACTTCGCCTCGAGCGTCGCGACCGTCTTGCCGTCGCGGGTCATGGACCCCACGCGCATCGCCACGATCCACGCATGCGCCTTGCGCGCGTCGGGGTGCGCCATCGCATCGGTGTCGGCGTGGTAGAGCACCACGGGCACGCGGTTGCCGAAGCGCGTGAAGTTCGCCACGCACTGCACGAAGTCCGCGCGCGTGAGCTTCACGTCGCCGCGCCCTTCGAGCGCGACCTCGTAGGCGAGCACGTTCCACGGCGACTCTGCGCCCTGCGCGGGCGCCTCAAGCGCGACGCACGCGCCTCGAATGGTTGCGGTCATCTGAGCATCCCTCGCGTCCATCTGACGCACTAGCTTCGCGCTCCATGCGCGCCCCGGAGAACCTCCCCAGAGCAGCCATGAGACCCACGCGGGAGAGTCCTTCGGCGCCGTCGCGAAGCGGCCGTTGCGGCCGAAGAACCGCGCCATCTTGCGCGCCTTCTCCGGCGTCGCCGCGCCGCCATCGGCGAGCCTGCGCGCCCACGCGACGGTGTCGGGCTGCAACCCGTCGCCGCTCATGCCCTGATCGTGCAGGTCGAGGCCGCGACGGAGCGCGGCGCGGACACCCGCGGGCGGTGTGAAGTTGATGCCGTCGTACCTCGCCACGGCTCACTCCTCGACGGGCGGCGGTTCAGCGGGAGGCGCGTCGGCGCGCGGCATCACCGCGGCGCCGGTGCCACCGATGGTCACGTCGCCGGGCTGCGGCGACGGGATGCCTTCGGCGTCGTAGATCCACTCGGCGGGCACGCGAAGGCCCTGGTCCATGTAGAGCTTCAGCCGCTCCGCGCGCTCCTTCGCGTCGGCGGGAGGCTCGACGCCGAACGCGATGAACGGCACCGGTGCGCGGTCACCGAGGTTCGCGCGCACAAGCGGCACGAAGAGGTCGCGGCGGATCGTGTCGGCGAGGTTCTCCGCGTCGCTCTTGAGCAGCAGCGACATCGCGCGTAGGTGCACCTCACCGAGTGAGCGCGCGCCGCGGTCGCCGGGGTCGCTCACGAGCGTGCCGCCGAGGACCATCTTGGACATCTCGCCGTTGCAGAGCTTCACGAGGTCGTTGTGAACCTGATTGTCCTTCGCCTCGATGACCTTGATGTCGGTCACGTCGGGGATGACGGTCGCGACCGTCGATGACATCGCCTGCAACGCCTCTTGCAGCGCGGTCACGTCCTCGTCGTTGGCGCGGCCGTCGTTCTGCGGGTCGCGCCCCGTGGCGTACTTGCCGACGCGAAGCCCGCGACCCGCCCACTCCGCGAAGGCGAGCCAGTCGCGCACGGTCCACCGCTTGAACGCGCTGAACCACACGAGCGCGCGGCCGAGGCCTTCGCGCGTGGGGTACGTGCCGAACTGCCGCGGCATGTGCACGAGCATCCGCCCGCGCGGGAACACCGCGGCGTCGGAGAGAGGCACTCCGGGGAACTTCGCGAAGCGTGTATCGCCCGAGGTCGCGTCGTAGAGGTAGAGCCGCCAATCGGCTTCGTTGGACCATGAGAGACGCCGCGGGTGCACCGCGTAGGCGTGCCGCGGCATCGTGTAGCGACCGTCGCGCACGTACGTGAGCTCAACGGCTGCGCGCCCGTGGAACGTCGCCGTGAGCAGGTTCTGCATCGCGCCGCGCGCCGAGAGTCCGAGCGTCCCAGGCTCGACCTCGATGGAGGCTAGCGCGTCCTGACAGAGCCGCAGCGCGCGGTTGCCTTCGCGCTTCGTCGCCGTCGTCGGGAGGCGGATTTCGTAGTCCGCGCCCGACACCGTGAGTTCGCGCTTGGTCAGGTCGCCGTGAAGGTGCGGGTCGCCTTGCCGGATCTCATCGAGAAGGTCCGCGTAGCCCCACATGTTCCCGATGTCGGCGTCACGCAGAACGGCCGTGATGGTCTGCGGTGTGATGCCTGCGCCGAGTCGCCGCTGATAGCGGTCCTGCGGCGACGGCTTCGTGATGTCGATGGAGTAGGTGGGCGGCATCTCAGAAGCCCCATCGGGGCGCAGCAGCGATCATGCGAGGCGGCGACGCGGATGACTCCGCGCGCGCTGTCATCAACTCCGTCACGGCGTAGACCAGCGCGTCGAGGCGGTCGGGGCTCTCGCGATTGCTCGCCGGGTCCCACGTCGTCAACTGGTCTTCGAGCCGCGCGAGCGCGCCGACGTGCGACACGCGACCCTGCTCGTAGAGCACCGCGACGGGTTCGGCGCGCGTGGCCTTGCCGCGCTTCGCGTGCACCGTGCGGACCGGCAGCGTCGAGGCGCCGCACGCGCGGAGCACGGCGCCGATCATCTCGCCGCCCTGGTTGCCCTCCGCGATCACCGCGTCGGCCTTGTGCGTCGCGAACGCGCTTGCC